AAACCTACACCTTCCGCCTGACTGACCGTCTCGACCCTCTAACGAACAAGGTCAACTATGCAGAGGAGGAGCTGTAGCAGCTATGTTCAGTATGCAGCGGCTGTGCCGCTGCTTTAATAACAAATTATATGGGGAAAATCAGAGAAATAGAAATCACTGGCAATAACTGGAATGAAATCATTAAGCTTCCATGCTTTTCAGCTATTGAAAAGAAAGGCGGTAAATTTGGTATCCCAGTTTCATACTGGGTTGTTATAGAACCGGATATGCACATCTACAGTCGTACCGAGGCTGGATTTATGGTTTCCGTCTTTTTGGTTGCTGAAGAGAGAAAAGCTTCGAAAGCATTGCTTAATGAGGCACAGCGACTTGCCAGTGAATGCCGCGCAACAGTTGGTGACAAGTTAATCGAGTATGATGATAACAGATGGCAAATACTAAGAAAGGAGTAGGAAAATGAAACCAATTCTTGATGCTTGCTGCGGTGCACGTAAATGTTGGTATGACAAGTCCAACACGAATGTTGTGTTCATGGACAACCGCAAGGAGATTTGCACCTTGTCCGATGGCAGAACGTTAGAAGTAAACCCCGACATCGTTGCTGATTTCCGTCACATGCCATTTGAAGACAAAACTTTTAGCCTTGTGCTGTTTGACCCACCTCACTACGGATGGTGCGGTGACAATAGTAATCTCAAAAAAAATTATGGCCGTCTGCCGAAAGACTGGGGCAATTATATTGGGCAAGGATTCGAGGAGTGTATGAAGTGCTTAAAGAAAATGGTGTTCTCGTATTCAAGTGGAATGATCAACAGATTAAGTTGAAGACAATTATGAAATATATTCCATATAACCCACTTTTCGGACATCTCACAGGACGGAGTGGACATACATACTGGATTGTATTTATGAAATGAAAATCAATAATAAAATTCAAAACTATGACTAAAGAAAACATTACCATCAGCAAGCAAGCCTTGCTCAAAGCCTATCGTGAGGCTGAACCATCACAGAAAGAGTTCATGAAGCAACTCTTCGGTGCAGACGCATTCGCTTCCAACATCATGGAGCGCGTCAAGACATTCCAAGACGCTGTCAAAGAGCGCGTCAAGACATTCCAAGATGCTGTCAAAGAGCTTGGCGATGACAACCCATTTGTTGAGCAGTACAACATGCTCTACAGCGAGTTCGGTGCCACGTTGGATGCAGACATCATCGCATATCTCAAGCTCCGTATCATCGCTGCTGCCCTTAACGAAGGCTGGGAGCCTCAGTTCACAAAAGGCGAATGGCGTTACTATCCTTACTTCTACGTACTCACCAAGGAAGAGTATGAGCAGCTAAGTGCGGAGGGAAAACGGCGTGTGGTCTGTCGTGTGCTCGTCAATGCGAGCTCGAGTGGCGGTCTCGTTTACTCGGACGAGAGTTATGCTCCTTCGTACTCGTTCCCGCATGTCGGTGTGCGCCTTGCTTTCAAAACACGCGAGTTAGCGGAATACGCAGGAAAACAGTTCTTAAGCATTTGGCTCGATTTTGTCTACAAAACCGGGGGCACCAACAAATCTATGGAAGTATGAACAACGGACGTTTGGCTTTCTTCAACCTCGTCAAGGAGATGCGCGCGGCACAGAAAGAATATTTCCGCACACGTGCGCACTCCGCTCTGGTCCGTTCAAAGGATTTGGAGCGGCGTGTTGACGATGAGTTGACACGGGGCGACCAGTATCTTAAACAACAGCAGCAACCGTCCCTCTTCCCGGACAACGGTTAGCTCCGTCCCGTTCTGTCCTGTTCGGCGCAATACATTGCGCCGCCCATAAACTATAAAGCCCATGGACATCTGCAAGACCGACATCAACACCATCACTCGTTACCTGCTCAACGCTCTACGATAGCATCGACAACACGACAGCATACAACCGGGCACGACTCATTCGTAACCTTGTGAGAAAGATAAAAAGAAAACAAGAAAAATTATGACGACCTTTGATGAACTTCTGGAGAAAAGCCGCAAGCACCAGCGGACACACAACCCCGACAGGGAACACGACCTGCAAGTGGCGTGCGTCGAGTGGTTCCGCTATCAGTACCCACACCTCAACCTACGCCTCTTCGCAGTGCCTAACGGTGGCTATCGTGACCGCAAGACCGCCTCCAAGCTTAAGGACGAAGGCGTTATCAGTGGAGCCTCCGACCTTATTCTCCTGAAGCCAAACAGGCACTTCCATGCGCTGCTCATCGAGATGAAGGTCTCTGAGAAGTATTCCCGGCAGTCCGTGGAGCAGAAGAAATGGCAGAAAGAACTTACACGCCTCAACGAGTATAAGTATGTTGTCTGTCGCTCAATCGACGATTTCATGCGTGAGGTAAATGAATATTTGAAAGGCATTCAATTATGAGCAATAAAAACGAACAGACCGTGGGAGGATTCATGTTCTACCGCTCCTTCCGCGACGCTATCCGGCAACTGCCACGTCGGCAGCAACTCGCGCTATACGATGCTATTGCCGACTACGCCCTTGACGGAATACTACCGGCTATCGACAACAAGATAGCCAACGTTATGTGGACGCTCATGCAGCCTTCCATTGACCGTACGAAGAAAACCGACCTTTCCCAGCCTGCACGACGTGGAGCTCCCGTCGGCAACCACAATGCAGCCAAGCATAAGCCGCAACCCGTAGCAGCTACCGTAAGCCCCGACACCGTTGCGGCATCCCCTCCGAAAACCCGAAAGGTTGAGTATGCCGCTGCATTGCAGAGGCTCAAAGCCTCAAACGAGGTCCCGCCCCTGCACCGTGAGATAGCTGAAATATCACGTGACCAGTCGTGGATAGAGTCCGTCTGCATGATGTTCCACCTACAGCCCAATCAGCTCACACCTTATTTCTCCGTCTTCCGGCTCGAATGTGAGACCTCAGGACGGCTACAGCACGACAACCTCAACGACTGCAAGCAACACTTCAAGTCGTGGCTGAGAATACAAATAAATCAACGAAACAAAAATGAGCAATCTGAACAACAAAACGCTAAGCGTAGACGGACTGACATTCCGCCTGCTGAAAAGACGGACTATCATTCGTCCCTTTAGATGGAAGTACAGTGTTGATGACTGTACGCGCCTACTCACTGCCGCCTACAAAGCACAAGTGCAGGCGCGTGGAGGTCAATGTATCATGGACGATTACACAACTTCAAACATCATGAATGTAGCAAAAGCGATGAATAACCTTTGTGGAGTGAAGCGTGGGTTCATTCTTTGTGGCGACTGCGGCAACGGAAAGACGACTATGATGCACGCTGTCGCTGCTGCAACCGAATTATTACAAGACGACTTCGGGGCGTTCACACACTACAAACCGGGATATGGCACTTATAAAGACGATGTCCACTACACTTTCGCCGACGCGATGGATTGTGCCTATGCTGAACGTAACGGGGTATTCGCCACTGCCGCGAAACCTATCCTTGTCATTGAGGACATGGGGCAGGAACCGTTTGAGGTTCAGAGCTACGGCAACATATACAACCCGGTCATTGATATTCTGGAGAAACGATATGAACGCTCGCTGCCAACCTTCATCACTACCAACTTGGATCCGCAACAGCTCGGCAAGAGGTACGGCAAACGCATTCAGGACCGGCTGCGGGAGATGATGTTCACTATACCCTTCGACAATCCGTCATACAGAAAGTAGCTCCGTATATACTTAAACTTCTCTTCACGTGCCAAACAGCTATCTTTACGCCCATGATTAAGGATATAAAATTCAATGGATACACAGCGCAGCCGTCCGATTATTCTTGCACGGACGGCGACCTGTCGCTGTCTCTAAACGGCATTCCCGACAACGGCACCTTCCAGCCGGTATTCCCGCCAAAGGTGGTGCTCGCGCTCGCTGATGGTGAGGATGTGGTCTATATTCACAAGACAACTAACTTCACACACTACATCGTCTATACGGCTTCCTCTGGGGCTATCAAGGCTATCAACGCTAAAGATACAACAAAGACCTACGCACTGCCTGCTATACAAAATGTCTTGCAGGTAACTGCCGTCGGAAATACGCTCGTTGTCCTCGCTGAAGACGGCATGCACTATATCCTGTGGAAAGGTGAGACGGAAGGATACCTCAATCTCGGAACGCACCTCCCGGAGCTGCCTATCTCCTTCGGACTGCAAGGGGAAATGGTACGGACAGACGAGTTCAATATCTCTTTCGACGCAATCAGCGAGGGAAATCTATGGGATGAGTTCTCCGACTCAAATAAGACGCGCATAACATCACAAGTGCTCGCGAAGGTCAATAAGTTCATTGCCGACAAATCGGTCAATGCCGGGAAATTCATTTACCCCTTCCTCGTCAGATACGCCTACCGCCTCTTCGACGGTTCGCTGACGATGCACTCGGCACCGGTACTGATGATATGCTCGTCCGACCTCGCACCGCAGGTGGCGTGGTCGCACATCACGGGTAAGGGAAAATACACGGATGCAACGCTCAGGGTCATTTGTGCAGTACACTCCCTCGACTATGCCGTTATTCTGCCTGCACGCATTGAACAGCTCAAACTCTGGAAGGACATCGTGCGCTCTGTGGACATCTTCATATCGAAGCCTATCTACACATACGACCAAAACGGACAGTGTACAAAGTTCTCTCAGGTAAGCGACAACGACTGCTACTGTGTCTGCAAGCATACAAATCAGATGGCTGACACTACGAAATATCCAATACGCTATCAGAAACGCTCGTTCTCGTCGATGTATGCCTTCACGTTCGACCCCACCAACTTCACATATTCAGACGCAAGACTCATCATTCCAAAAAGGTCGGCGGAGGACGTGAAGGCGGACATAAGGTCTTGCTCGCAGTTCTTCCTGCTCGAAAGCATAAAGATTGATGAACTGAAGTCGGAGCGTACACTGATACCCGTAGAGAAAGACTATCTCCAGTCGCTCGTCAACAGGGAACAAATGACCGACGACTACGACAGCCACGACACAATCATTGCTAAATATGCGTTCGCTTACAACGCAAGACTCAATATCGCCAACATCAGAAAGCGGCTCTACAACGGTTACAACATGGGGGCACTGCTCTGCTATACCGACGGATATGTAACAAACTGGAAAGATGCTGAACCGACAATGTTTGACGATAAAAGGTCATTCGGCGTTTTCTTTGTCATCAAGCAGGACGGACGCGACATCTTCGTGCAGGGAGAGAGCTTCCAAATGGGATACGACACGCCGTTCCTCTTCCTCTATTACCCTAACGTCAATTGCTACAAAGCGGTAATCGTCGAATGGAACTATTTCGCAAATGTCTATGAGGTGCCAATGGAGGCACACACTGCTCTCAACGGGGCTTTCTACTTCAGCGGATGGGATAACCCTACAAAAAATGGGAGTGTGCCAGCGGCTTCTTCTGCCGACGATATGATGATAGACGTGCCTAACAAAATATACACTTCTGCTGTAAACGACCCCTATTTCTTCCCGCTTGCGGGCGTCAACACTGTGGGTACTGGCACTATCGTGGGCATAAGCTCTGCGGCGCGTGCACTCTCACAGGGACAGTTCGGACAGTTCCCGCTCTATTGCTTCTCGACCGACGGCATCTGGGCCTTGGAGGTGGGGACTGATGGTTATTATAAGGCGCGGCAGCCTATCTCACGTGATGTATGTACCAATCCCGACTCCATTACGCAAATGGACTCGTCCGTGGTCTTCGTGACCGACAGGGGTATCATGCACATTTCCGGATCATCTACGGAGTGCCTCAGCGACATTCTCGATACGGAGACGCCTTTCGACATGGCGTCACTGCCGCACGCTGCCGACATTATCAACGTGTTCAACGGCTGTCTCACGGACGATGAGAAACAAGGCAACTTGCAGCTGCCGGCGGATTTCACACTTAAGCCGTTCCGAACATTCCTCGCCGGGTGTCGCATTGCCTACGATTACACACACCAGCATATCACAGTGTTCAATCAGGACTTCAACTATGCTTACGTCTATTCCATGCGCTCGCAGGCGTGGGGAATGATGGTTATGCTCCACAAGATGAGCCATACCGTCAACTCATATCCCGACGCTATGGCCATGGATGCAGACCACCGTCTCGTCAACTTCTCTGAGTATGCCACGACAGCTGAGGCCTTCCTGCTTATCACACGACCTTTGAAGCTCGAAGCACCCGACATTCAGAAGACCGTTGACACCATCATACAGCGTGGAGTATTCCCAAAGGGCAGTGTCGCGCAAGTCTTATATGGCTCACGAGACATGTACCATTGGCAGCTCGTATGGTCCTCAGCCGACCACTACCTCCGTGGCTTTGCCGGAACCCCATACAAGTACTACCGCATTGCGGTCATTGGACGACTGCATGAGGGCGACAGCCTCTACGGCTCCTCCATACAGTTCACCCCTCGCCTCACCGACCAGCCACGCTAATAAGCGGCCGTGCACCGCTGCCGGTAGCTCCGTTCCGTGCGACGCCTTACAAGGCGACGTGCTTGGCTGGGTTCGGTTCGCCGCTGCTGTGCAGCGGCTACACCCATAAGCAAGGTACTATTTTCTCACTTTATGTAATTCATAGTGTTTATAACGTTAGAAAGCCGGGATGCGTTGTGCACCTCGGCTTTCATCTTATATATAGGAAGGGTCGTGTAGGCTGCTGCCCACCGGCAGCAACCTACCATGAAGGGAACATCTTCCGTCTCGTTATCCAGTTGCTCCTGTTCTTTGCATTGCGGATAGCTTCTCTGAGCTCTTCTATTTTAGCCGCCCACACGGCGGAGCTCTCAGGATAGGTAATGCTCAGCCAGTCTTGAAGCACACGGCAAACTATCCACTCATGTACGAGTTTCAGTATCAGGTTGATGGTACCTTGACTCGTGTTTGTCGGCACATTCAGGTTGATGGCAAGCACGTCTTCCGCCTTCGGCTCGTCGTTAAGCTTCAGTGGAGTGTCCGTTATCTCTTCACGGCTCCAAGGATAAAGCATCTCGTTGGCCTCAGCGTGAGCCAAGTCCACAATACGCATTACCCTGTCACGGTTGCCGTCCTCCACAACGTCCTGAACCAAGTGCTTGATGTGGTTATAGTCCACGCCGTCCATCAAATCACCCTCAACCCATGCCATGTTGGCAATGTCGTAGAGTAGCTCCTTGATGTAGAACTCAAGCGTAACCTTCAGCTTGCCGTCCTTACGCTTGCATGTACATTTGCCCCAACATTCATACATAAGCCTCTCCTTTTCCCTCTTAGCTCACGCTCTGCCGCTGCGGTCTGATGCGCTTGTTGGCGGCTTCTCTGATGGTTTCAAGGTTGTTCGTCGCAAGTGTGAAGTAGTCAGATGCGTCGGCCTTGTCTGTGATGGTGAACCAGTCGCCTATCGCGGTGTTCACGAGAAACTGGTGAAGGGCTGAACTGATGGAGTCACGGGTCGAGTTGTTGTAGTTGCTCGGCATGTTCAACTCTACCGTCAATGTGCTGCCAGCATTGACAACAGCATACACATCGTTGCTCAATACGCCTTCTGTGGGGAGTTTTCCAACTATACCCTTGCTCACGCTCTTATCTGATGCGTCAGTGGTGGGCGACCAGCGTACGCCTGTGCCGTCGACAGTCGCCTTGAAATACTCCATTTTCGGCTCGGTAACAGCCATAAGCTCGTCCGATGATGTCGTACCGTCGTCGTTGAGCCATTCTGAGAGCTTCGTTTTCAACGTGCCAAAAGCGTTCTGGATAGAGCGCAAAATCTGATTGGCGTTCTCATCATCGTCGTTGGCTTGCATGTTCGCAACCTCTTCATGATTGGTGCCAGTCCTGCGGCTCCGGCCAGTCAGGTAGGTCTTGTTCTGGATGTCATACACCAGCTCACTGACAAATAGCGTCAGGGTTATCGTTTTCTTTGCCATTGTTATATCTGTTTTTTTTATGATTTATCGTTGTCCGCTGCCTCATCAATGCCCTAATCTTATCCTCGTGGGCTTCTTCTTGTAGAAGAGTTTCGACATAATATCGGTCATGTTGTCGTTGGCTTCCTGCTCGTAGCGTGCCACTCCGTCTGCCTTCACAAAGTTGTTCCATTTGCTGACGATGGCATTAACGAAGTAACTGAAAAGGCTTTTCTCAACTGATGGGGTCAGGGCCGTGTCATAGCTGTTGCTCAACTCCAAGTCGGCAACGTATGCCGGTACCGTCTCCGTCTCGGTCTTGCCGTCCTCTGTCACGCTTTCAGTATAGCTGTCATTCACTGAGGTAACAAACCTTTTCATGCTCTCCGTGATGGCACTTGCCGCCTCGTCCCAGAACCGTTGCAGCATGCTCCGGTCCTCTTCCGTGGTGAAGATGCGTTCATATGCGCCCTCATCGCTGGCTTTCTTGCCCTCGTAGGCTGTCGTCCGTGCCACCTCGTTCAGCACGTCCGACTTCACTGCTCTTAGCGTTATCTTTATCATATCGCAAATTTAACAAATGATTAATCTCCCACTCGTTTATCTTTATACGCCATGCCGTACTATCGCAAGTCCCCTCTTATCCGCTTCCTTATCCACCACACTGCAAACACTATCCCTGCCATAATAGCTAAGGCTGCTATCACTATCGCCGCCGTACCGAAGTCCATCTTCACCCGTTCCCACTTCGTCAGCTTCCGCTCCACCAGGTAAGGCACCCGCACGCTGTCCACCCTCACCGACGATGCACTGTCTCCGGCCACGGTGTTACTCATATGCGTAGCATTCTCCCATTTGATAAGCCGCAGCGTGTGCCATCTGTCCACAAACACCGTGTCCCCCCTCATCATCACGGCCATACTGTCATGCCTATACACATTATTAAACGTCCGCACAGAGTCCCTCACCGTGTCATGCACCGTAACAACCCTGTCCTTATACTCCGTACGCACATTCTCCACCGGCACATACTTGGTAGTTCTGCACTCTACAAGCAGTGTGATGATGGCGCAAGCTATCAAGCCCAGCAGCCACCCTTTTAATCTATCAAAATCTATCATATCTATTACGTCTATTAGTGTCCGTTAGTGTCTATTAGTGTCTCCATCCCGTCCACCGTCCCGTTCGACGGCTTACAAGCCGCCGCCCATCTTATATCCCTGCATATTCCTTTGTCGCGTCAAAGCTCGGGCAAGCCTTTGCCGCGTAGTCGCGGTGTCCGTGAATACTGCCCTTTGGCAAATGATACTCTTTAACAAGCTTCTTCAGTAAGTTTCTTAGTGCCTCCTTCTGGGCTCCCGTCCTCGTGTCCTTTGCCGCCTTCCCGTCAGCAGTTAGACCGCCAATATAGACAACGCCTATAGAGTTCTGGTTATGTCCATAGCAGTGTGCACCGACTTCGTTCACCGGTCTCCCTGCATGGACGCTGCCGTCTCTATATACCACATAGTGGTAGCCAATACACTTCCAACCTTTAGCCTTGTGCCAACGGTCTATGTCCTCAACGGTAAAGTCTTTACCCTCCGGCGTTGCTGTGCAATGCACGATAATCTCATTAATCTTTCTCATAGTTTACTCTATATTTTGTCAATCTTTTCCTGTTCTTTCTCCGTTATAAACCGCTTCAAAAACGGTATCTTCTCTACAAACTGTACGCTCAGCACATAGTATATGAAGTATGCTATCCGGTGCCAAACGCTCTTCTTGGGGGTAATGTTCATCCAGTTCCTTGATATATTCACGCCGAAAAACCAAACAGCTACCCAGCACAGATATTTCACTCCGTTTACGGCATCCGTGTGAGCGTGAAGCTTGTCTCCTATACCTAACACGGCAAACATCAGTACAAAGAACACGGTGCTCTGCCCAAAGAACTGAAGTGCCTTCTTACGTTCCCACTTTCCACCGTTCACGATGTCTGCCATCAATCCGAAGCAGAAGTTAAGGCAGAAAAGCATGATCATCGCAACAATGAAGTCGCCTATTGGCATCAGGCAGCTCATCAACGCTGCCCATGTCGCTATCAGTATACCTTTAATCTCGCCCATGGCCTCATCTGTTATATCTGTAAAACAACCACCCGAACACTCTCACGGCATAGTAGTACACCATTGCCATGCTCACCTGTAGCGTGTTCTCACACTTCTCTATCATCGACTGCAAGAAGATGATGTCGTATTCACGCCGGTCTCGCCAGCAGCCTTTCTCGTCATATTCCACATCGTGATTGTTGGCTGCGTCTTCAAACCGCTTCCTGTATGGCAGAAAGTGTAGACCTCTAACGCCAAGACCGTTCATGCCCGGCTTCCAAAGCATTCCTCTCAACTTCTTCATTCCGCGCCCTCCAGTAGTTTCTTGGCGTCAATGCCGTCCTTCTCTGTCCAGCCCTCGTTAAGGCTTTTATTGATAAACTTGATAGCACCCCTGTAGAAGCTTGTCAGCTCTTCCAGTGCCTCAAAGGTGTAATACACGGCTTTGCCCTCGGTGCCGTCGCTCAGCTTGAACTTCACAGGAAGCACGCTGCTGTCCTTGCAGGCCAAGTCATACACAGCCTTATAGTTGAACTGGTTCTCGCTGTTCAGCCACACACTGTGCCCGTTCCATTCGTAACCGCTCAGTATCTTTGCGTCAACGGTGGCATTAATCAGGTCGGTGATGTCCTTTTTCAGTTCGTCTTCCCCGGGCTTGTGGTCGTACACCTTACGGCATACATAGTCGCCCTGAGCGTCCTTGCCCTGACCCCAGTACAGATACCACTCCGAACCCCTCCGCACAACCTCGTCCCGGCGCTCCGTGATACCGTAAATCTTCTCAAATCCTTTTTCCATATCTCTGTATTTATTATCGCTTATTCGCCTATCTACGCCCGCTGTCCAGTACGCCGCTGCTGAGCAGCGGCCCATATCTCTTGCCGCGCTAAGGCGGCGATCTTCGTTTCTTCATTTTCATTTGTTTTATTTTTCACATTTCTTCACATTCAAATTCAAGCCGCCTCGCTCTGCGTGGGGTCGATTTCGCTTTCGTTCTCCAGCTCTCCCGTGAAGGCAAGGCGCACCCCGATGAGCGTGTCCGAGTTCGCAGAACCGTTGTCCGCGCCCGCATAAACGAGACCGCCGTCCGTATGCGTATAGTGGTACGAACGGCCGACACAGCGCCCTTTGGCATCTGAGTACCAGAATACGGCACAATAGCAGGTGTCCCATTTGCGGTTGCTGTAGCCTGAGCTTGCTATAACGTCGCAGTGTCTGCCAAGCACGATGCGTGAAATGCACAGTCCGTTGGTGGTGATGGCCTGCACGGTGCGCTCCGTATCGGTGTACTCATCATAGATGTGCATCAGACCGTTGGTAACGTCGCCCATATTGCCGTCAGTGCGCTTAGCAGCTTTCCACGCCTTAAAGTTAGGTATATTCATGCCAATATAATCCATAACTTCATACGTACATGCAATAAATCCTTCTAAACCCCATACAAGGTTGGGAGTATTGCTCGCGCCTTTCGTGTCCGAGTTGCCCATATCGTCCCGTTGTCCGGTGGTGTAACTGGCATTACAGCCGAAACCGTAATAGCTCTGGTCGTCCTTCTGTCCGCACCAGCAAAGGCTCAGGATAGCCATGTCCTTGCTCTGCTCGTAGCTGATGCCATGATAGCCCCTACCACGATACCGGCACAGGTTCAGCATGTCCTGATAGGTGTAGTGCGGGGTACTCACAGGCATGTTCGTCGGGTTGCCGTCGGCATCGTAGTTCCATTCCGTACTGGTGACAGCTGTGCCGTCGCCGCGTCGCGTCGTGCGCCCGCTGATACTACGGGCATAGCCAAGGTCGTCGGTCGTCATAGTCTTCAGACCGATAAGCCCTGCCTTGTGTTCTACCCAGCCGGGCTCTATCGCTTCAAGGTCGGTGCTGTCCGTGGAGAGTATCATGTGGCTCTCATCGTCAAGGTTGCGCAGACACGTGAAGTAGAAATACTTTGCCGTCGTCGGAACGTCCCGGAACAGATAGTCGCCGCGCTCGTTCGAGAAGTCCAACGGACTCTCTGCTATACCGCTGGCAGAGAACACATCCTTCTGCAGTATCTTGCCATCTGCGTCGGTGAACACAGAGCAGACCGTGGCATTGTTTAGACCTATATACCTTACCTGTCTCATGCCCTCTACGTCCATTCTGTACGTCGCGCACGCTGTAAGCACGCCGAAGCAGTCGTCGCCAAGCACATTGCCAACACTGACATTTGCGTCCATCAGTCCGTAGGTGTCCTTGTAAAGACACTCGGAGAGCTTGGGTTGTGTGGTCTTGCTGGCAGTGCTCTCCGGCATGTTCTTCCACGTGTTCAGCAGTATGTGCTTCTTCTGAGTCTTGTAGTCGTTCACGCCCTTGTACCAGTAGTGGGGTATGAACTGGAAGAAGTCATACATCTTGCCAAGTGAGTCTTTGATGTCGCTGTCCGTAACGCCGTCGGCAAGCTTCGTGTAGTTGCTGTCGCTCAGCAGATCCATGTGCATCTTGTGCGTCTCGCTGTTGTAGGTGCCTCTCACACCCTTGCATCTCTTGCGGATATTCAATATGTGTCCACTCGGCTTGTAGGTGGTGTAGGTGTTCTCGTCCACATAGCCGGTGCCGTTGTCCGTGTTGTAGATACTCTTCTGCGACTTCGTGTTGTCGAAGATTACATAGTCGGTGTACAGCTGCTGACGTATGGTGAGGTTCACAAAGTAGCCCTGCAAGTCGCTGATAACGTTCTCGTCGGTGTACTTCTTCATCGTCCACTGACCGCTCAGACCGTCGCACACGGTCTTGTCCTCTGAGTTCAGGCCGATGGTTCCGGCTGATTTCAGCGATTGCAGCACGCTTGCCTCGCCGATGGTCCTGATACCGGCTATGCTCACGCCTGTAAGCGTCTCTCCGCCGTTCACAACATCCGTCAGGAGTGATACTCCGTCGATGTTCGGACAACCGTTCACCGTAAGTGTCTTGACGTTGCTAAAGCCCTCTATCGTCATGCCGCCGCCCTTCACGTAGCTGAGCTTGGGAAGGTTCACAAACTTCAAGTCGGTCATGCTGCCCGGAAGGTGCAGGGTCTCTATCGGGCTCGCCTCGGCTACGTTGAACGTCTGGAGCAAGCTGCCCTCAGCCAGCACGCTCTTCAGGCGCGGACAGCCGCTGGCGTTCAGCGTCAGTATCTTAGTGTTCCTGATGTCTATCTCTTCCAAGAAGGGCATCTGCCCAAGGCTCAGTGCGCTCAGTATGTCGGTGGTGTAGGCAGGCGTGTAGTCCGTACCGCCGATAATGAGCTTTCTAAGCAGCGTGCAGTCGGCTATCATCCAGTTCGAGTTCTTGGGCGTGCAGCCGCTGAGGTCAAGGGAGCCTATCTTGTCTGCGCCGAAGATGTATATCAGCTTGCCGCCTTCTCCGGCGGCTGCGTCGCTAAAGGTGTAGCCCTCTCCGGCTTTCAGATAGCAGGCATACTTGGCGGAGCTCGTAGAGTCCACGCCCATACCGAAGTAGCCGTCCTGAGCGGCTGTTATCTTCACCTTGATAGGGCCCATCATACGGGCTTGGAAGAACTTCTTAAAGAGGTCGCCGGTCTGGAAGTAGCCGTCCCGGTAGGCGAAACGCTTGCGCTGGAAGGCGGGCAGACTGTCAAGGCGTAGCCCATGCAGTGCCGGGTAGTGGTTGTCGGCGGCTGTGGCGGTCTCGATATACTTGCGCTCGCCGTCGAAACTGGAAACGACCTTCGGCCATTTCAGTATGCGGTTCGTCATCCAGTAGCGGTAGCAGCCGTCGGCGCTGAAGATGTCAAGGCCGGTGCTGGTCTTAGTGCCGCGCATGGCGGCTGCGGTGTCGTGAAGGGTCAGCACGCTCTTGCCGCTGTCGTCCGTCCATACGCCCTCACCTTTGGCAAACAGCGCATAGCTCTGCTGGAACATCACGCCGTCCCAACCCTGATACAGGTGGCTCGTCGCGCCGTCCATGTCCCAAGGTATGGTGAGGTAGCAGTCGTTGTCAGCCTCATCGCACGAGTCACCGTCATACCAGTGGTTGAAGTAGAAACGCATCTTCCCGTCTGCCTCCAAATACACAGCTGCCATCATATTTTTGGCACGCTGGTCAACGGTGGCTTTATAGTCGCTCGCTACGATATAGCAGTTCGTTGATTGGGGGGAGAAGTAGTTGTGCATCTCGTGCTGCCATTTCTTCAGGCGGTTCTCCTTCGTTCCCGCTACGCTCTTGCCGTCAAGGGTGATGGTAGTGCTTGCTCCGGCTCCGTTGAAGATCGCCTCGCTGCCGTCGGCTTTCTTCGCGGCGTTCTGCGTAGCGTCCTCGGTGAGGTTCTGGTTGCACTGCTGGCAGAAGGCCAACTCTCTGTACAGCTGGTATGGCACTTTCTGACCCGACGCATAGAGGGCGTTCAAATCGTCGTCGTCAGGATAACGCATCTCATAGTATGTGCTCCAGATAGGTACGTCGCCATCATCGGTGTGAAGCGTCTTCAGCATGTCGTCAACACTGTTCACGCCCTGCTGCCAGCAGAACTCTTGGTACTGTCGGTACTCGTAGCACTCCACAGGGTTCAGAACCCTGCCAACGATGCTCCATTTCTGTGTGGCACTGTCAAAGGTCATGCTGCCAGTGGTGTCCTTCCACTTGCCGCCCTTGTACTGCACAAACTTCCCGTCGCTCGTCTTGTAGGCTTCGCCCCAGTCGTAGTTATTCACGTCGTCGGCCTGCACCTCGGCAAGGGTCTTGTCAAGGATGTGCTCGTCGTCAACGGCTACAGCGTCTATCTCGGTCATGCTGCCCGTACCGTCGTTCTCAAGGAAACGGGTCTTCGGACCGCAAAACTCGCTGAGCATGTACAGCGTGCCCGGAACGAGGCTGCCCGGGTTGCTCAGCACTGTTGCCTTGTAGTCGTCGATGTCGGTGCCGCGAGGGGTAACAATTTCCTTGAAGTCACCGTAGTTCACGCAGCCAAGGTTATAGCCCTCCACGTCCTCAAAACCGAAGAAGTGCGGGTTGCCTTTGTCGGCGTTGAAGTTGCCCTTAGAGTGGAAATAGGCGTTCTCAGGCAACGTGGCGGCTTCCGCGCCTTTGTCCTGACCTATCTTGTAGTCGGTGCGGAACAATGCGCACGTCACACCGTCGATGCTGCTGTGAAGCTCTTCGCTCTTGTTGGTATTGTAACGCTGCGACGGGGTGATATAGTCAGTACCAAGGGCCATCTGCGTGTCGTTCATCTGCTCCATAAGGGCACAGTTGTTCGCACCGGCTGAGTCGGAGTAGTCTACCTTCACCGTGATGGTGTTGATGGGTGTGCTGCCTTCCTTGATGCGTATCTTCTTTTTCTTCGCAAGTTTGGCAGCGTCGTCATACTTGGCAAGGATGGTCTCATCGCCGTTGTACATCTCGCTAATCTGCTCGCGGGTGTACAGAAGGGTTATCTTCTTCGACTTCTTGAACTTCGCCTTCTTATTCTTGATGGCGTAAGCCAGCGTCGATGTGCCTTGGTTCGTCACCGGGACGGCCTCTACCTTGCAGTTCGCCCACGGACGGTCGGGGAAGTACAGATACCAGTCTTCCAGTACGCTGGTCTTCTTGTCCTTCAACGACTCTATGTAGTCGGGATAGTATATCTTGCTGTCCGTTACCGGGCTGCCGTCATTGCTCAGGTTCTTGTCACTCGTCCTTGTCATCACGCAAACCATGATGCCCCTGTCAAGCAGCTTCTGCATGTCAGGACGGGGCTTCGTCGTCCCCTCGGCAGTTACGTCCGTCATTACATTGTTCTGCTCATACTCCGTCAGCATGGCTTGCGTGTCGGTGAGGTTAACGATGTAGTTGTTGAACGCCTGAATGAAGTCGTAGTAGCTGTTCCACCTCGTTATCTCGTACAGATAGAGGTCTGCGTCCGTGCCGTCGAAGTGGATGATGTCGTCAAAGGTCGGGAAACCGTTGCTGGTGTCTATAGGCACACAGGCGCTCTCGTCACCGTTCTGGAACACCTTGCACAGCATAATGCCTGAGTAGGGGGCTCTCGCCTGCGGCTCTATCACAAGGTCGATGCGGTACACCACACCGTCAAGGTAGCTGGTTGCTGCCGTGCTCTGAACGTTCTTCAGTGCGTCTGCGCTGTCGCCGTTGGTGCTCACGATAAACTTCTCACCCGTCAGCACAAAACCAAGCTTGTAACTCATGCACTTGATAATATGTGCGTCGCGCTTGGCGATATTCTTCACCATGAACGTCAGGCTCAATGCCATACCGTTGGTGGGGATGGCGTTGCTCGCAAACGGTTTGTCGGTACACTCGGCGGTAACGTTCTCGGCCACGCGCAGTGCCATGCGGCCCTCTGACTGCTCCGTGCCGAAGTTGTCGGCGACAAAGCCGTTGGTAGAGTAGTTTGAACCGTGCACGTCGATGCCTACCGCACTGCCGTCGCTGGCCGTGGTCTTGATGGTCTTGTCGGTGTCGCTGTTGCTGCGTCCGGCAAGGCTTATCTTGTAGTAGGCTCCATCGGTCTCGGCGATGCTCAGCAGGCTTCCGTTGATGTCAAACGTCGGCTTCTCCACCAGCCCGACAGCCGTAGCAGTGCCGCCCTGTTCCGTAGGCTGCTGCTGTGCAGCAGCGTCAAAGCTCAGCTCGTCGCCGTCACTGTAACCCATGATGCGCTTCTCTATCGTGTAGTAGCTGCTTCTGTTCATGGTCTTGCTGGCAATGCTCTCGGTGCTCTTCTTCGTTACGTCCGTAACGCTCACCTCAACCGTCGGGTTGGCATTGTTCCGCTGATAGCACGCCACGTCAAAGCTGACAGTCTGGAACAGCTTCACCTTGCCCTCATTGTCGTCATACCAGCGTGCAACGACAATGGGCTTGTTATAGTCGCTCACACTCTCGCGCTGCTCTATCACCATCACGGCGGTGTGAAGCACGTTGCCCGTAAGCCCTGACGCGACATCGGTGCCATGTATCCTCAGCGGATAGGCACCATGACCCATACCCGTGGGGTCCACAGTGACGTTATGGGTATAGGTGTCCTTTACAAGCACGTTCTCCAAAGTTTCCCATGCGCCGCTCTTGTATATCTCTATCTTCGTCTGTATGCCCTTGTCACTGGCGTTGTGCGGGAAACGGTACATCGGTATGCTGACTTTCTGACCGCCTACCTGCAAACTCGTGTCCTTGGTGTAGTTCAGCGTCTGACTGCTCTCAACGGTAACGTCAACGGCGATCATCTCTACATTCCGCGTGGCGGTCTTGCCAGTAGCGTCCGTGGCCACGGCTTGCAGCTCCGTGCTACCGGCATTGGCGGCTATGCTCGACAGGTCAAACTCGAAGTTGAAGGCTTTCAGCGATGAGCTGCTCGCCTGATTGGGCTTGAAGCTCGCAACAACGGTCTTCGTCGTCCTGTTCGTGAACACGACACTGGCTATCTTGTTGTCCTGAGCGGAGCCGTCGGCAAGCTGTGTGACGCTTCGTATGGCTGCCTTCAAGATGGCGGTGCCGCCTGCACGCACATAGAAGGGGTCGTCCTCAAAGTTGATGGCTACGGTCGTGCCGCCGGTGCTGCCGCTGCCAGTGCCTACGGCAAACTGGGTCTCTGAGAGTATGTCGCCGCCCTTGCTTTTCAGCCGCAAAGCCACGCTGCCCTCGCTTTCCTCGGCTTCTATCTCAGTGGGCACCGCCTTGTAGGCGCCGCCCGTGGAGAATGCGTCCTGACCGCCGTCCTCCATCGTGTCGCTGGTTTTCACCTTGGTGCCGCCGCCAAAGTCCTGCCATAGGTCGGCAATCCAAAAATCATCGGTCAGTGCGCTGTCGCCCTGATACTGTTTCGTCTCAACCTTGTTAGCCTCCGTGGAGTAGCTGATAATCAGCCCGCGTTTCTGATAACTCACGCCGGTACTCTCCTGATAGGTCTTAAGGGCATTGAGGGCTGTGCCAAGGGTATAGTAGCCCGTTGGAAGGGGAACAATGGTGTCAAGGTCTATAACGGCCTCTGAACCCTGCACCATGCTGCCGAAGTCCTTCCAGTTGTCCGTGTCAAACCAGTTCGCATCCTCGGTGTTGCTGCCAACATACTGATAGGTCTTCCATGTGCCTTTCTTCAACGCAAACGTAAGCAGCAAGCCAAGCTTGGCCTGACCGTTACGCTTTGCCACGTGAACGGCGGAGTTGCTCGTGTCGTTGGTGTCGCAAAGCACATAAACGCGGCCGTCCTCTGCACTCGGATTGTAAGCACCACCGCTCGAATTGCTGCTGATGGCTACAAGCTTGCTCTTGGTGGTGTCATAGCGGTAAGACAGGTTGTTGGACTTATCTACATAGATAACTTTAGGGCTTAGGGCTTCTTCTTCCCATTCCCATGTCGTATTAGGAGTATTGCTTTCACTCGTAACCTTCGAATGGTATAACTTACAAGTGTCCTCGTTATAATAGCAGTTACTGCCAGTCCCTGCAGCTGGTACGTTGTCACCGCTCTTTAGCCAAGTATCTATCCATACCACATCGGGATTAATAGTTGGAAGATAGCTGTCCGGGACAATACCGTCAGAGTCCAGTGGAGCAACGCCATCTTCGATACCTCTTAACCGCTCATTGACGCTTTTCACAACTGCGTCCGTAAGGTCAAGAGTTATCTTTACCCAACCTTTGACTGCTGAAGCAGTGTAGCCATTATATAGCAGGAAAGTCACCTCTCCTTCGGAAACCGAAATCTTTTCTTCCTTGGCGATAGAAGCATCACCTTCGTTGGTTGTTTCAAAAATACCGGTGCCGAAGTTGGTGTACGTACCTGCTTTCGTGGCAATATAGAACAATTTCTGTGTTGGTTTGCCGGGATTGGTTTCTTCTGTGGCAATGCCCATAAACCGATAACCGGCTTGCGCCAGTGCGTCGATGTTGCCCTGCAAGGTCTTCTGCAAGTCCGCGTCGGCATTGCTGCGTGCGGTAGCCTCTGCACTTATCTTGCCGTCAAGAGTATTGTCTGCACTGTTACGGGTCTGAGACTCTGCGTCAATGTTCTTTTGCAGGGTTGTGTCTGCCTGCTTACGCTCGCTGGTCTCAGCGCTGAGGTCGGTTGACAGTTTGCTGATTAATCCGGTATTGGCGGTAACGCCGTTCTGGGCTGTGGAGATATTGGTGTCCTGTGTGTCATTCTTCTTCTGAATGTTGCTGATGTCGGTCTTCATCGTGTCGATGTCGCCGCTCATCGTCTGTACTTCTTCCAAATACTGCTCGACGTCAACAGTAACACTGCCGGCCGTCTTGCCGCTGTCCACCCATGAGCCGCCGTTAACGTACCATAGCTCGCCGGGCAACGTGCCTCCCACAATGGCCCAGCTTCCGTCAGGCAATGTGCCGTCAGGATAGGTCTCGCGCAACTTGGTGATGTCGGTGAACACGCCCTTGTTGGCTCCCTTGATGTTCTTCGCGTCAAGCCAGCCATCTACCTTCAGGTTGTGACCGACCGATACACTGCCTTTGATGTCTGCCTTGCCGCCGACATTCACATTACGGCCTACGCTAACGTCGCCGTCTATCTGTTTTGTTGGTATACTGCTCATATCGTTATTGTATTAAGTTATGGCCAAGTTGTGCCATTGCGTCCCCCTGCTCCTTCTCGCCTAACACATAGAAAGAAAGGGAAGCGATCATATACACAATGGCATCGTGGCATCGCTCACAGATGTCTATGCCTTCGTCGCTGTCTATCGCTGGCTCGGGAAGATAGACTGCCTTGACAATCTCGGCGGTGTTGTCCTTGCAGGAGAAAAATTCCAACGCCTTGCCCTCGGGACGGACGCTGATGGCGCAAACGGGAAACTCGGTATTGCCACGGATACCGCTAAACTGGCTCCACTGTAGGGCGTATTCCTCGTCTGTCGGGGAGATAGCCTGAAAAACGGGACGCTTCCAATCGCTCATCTGGAAGACCATCAACCGCATAAAATCAGTTGGGAGCAACGTCCAGCCGCAACCTGCACGGGCTTTCCCTTGCTCCCAATAGATGTTGTCACCAAAATTGTGACCGTTCTCAAGATAATGGAGTGGGGCTTGGAGCTCTACTCGCTTCGCTGCGTCAACGATACGGCTCTTGATGATGTCGTCAACGCTTAGCGTATCTACATCACCAAGACCGCGCAATGCGGTACTGGTCATGTTTTTGTCCATGACAATACGCACTTCCCGCATGAGTGTGGTTAATTGATATATCATGCCAAAAGTCGTTCATGTCATTTTATTAAATACCTTCAAAAAACACACCGTTCGACTCTGCGGCTTCAACAATCTTTGCTCGGCTGCGAAGCTCTCTCACAGCTATCCCGCACTTCTCGTTGAGATAGCTTTTTGCATCGTCAAGGCTCGTTACCTTTACGATGAGCTTGCCGTCTGGGGTGCGCTCGCCGTCGGTGTCTGTATCGCCATTCAATGTGCCATCATCGACGGAGATGTCACTGTCGTCCTCATCGGTGGCTTCCTCAGGTGCTGCTTCTGCGGTATCTGCTTCACTGACGTTATCATCGCTTGATGCTGCCACTGCATTGGAAGGCGCGCTCTTGGCTTCCGAGGCTGGCTTAGGTGCCTCTGTGCTCTCTGCCGACTTGGGCGCCTCGGAACTCTTGGGCAGTTTGTCCTCGTCCTCGTCAGTGTCAACAACGCTAAGGAGGACAATGCGCTTTTTCTTGAAAAACTCACTGTGCTCGATGATTGTCTGCTGCAAGAGGTCCTTGGTAACGTACTTCGCAGGGGTATTGCCGTAGCTCGTCAGTATGCCGCCGGTAAACTCGATGCGCATGTGGGACTTGCCAACGGGGATATTGCATACCCATTCCATAAGACCACGAACTCCGTATGTCTTTATCTTCTTTTTAGTTGCCATCTTTCGTTGCTTGTTTTTATGAAAGGCTGACAGGCTTCTTTGCCCGTCAGCCTCGTTAATGGTTCTTTGCGTTCTGTATGCCGCTGCTTTGCAGTGGCTCTCAGCTTACACGATAATCTCGCCGGTGTACTCTGTCCATGCCTTGCCGTCGTAGTACCACAGCTCGCCAAGGGTTGCACTGGCGGAGATACCCTTGCAGTCCTGCATGAGGTAATAAACGGGGCTCTTGGTGCTCGGCGTAGTGGCTGGTGCCTCTGCGCTGTCCCACATGACAAATGTGGTACTGTCTGCGTTAGCACCCTCGCCCTCACCGTCAATCCAGATGTGGCAGGTGCCTTTCAGACCAAGACCGTCCCAAGCAATTACGCTCTCGCGGCTTGCCTCTTCGCCCTCAATCTTCTCGGTGTCGCTGCTCTCAGGACGATAAACGTAGTGGACAAGGCGGTTATCGCCTAAGAGACCGGCGGAGTTAGAATAGCCAAGACGGTCAAGGGTCGGCTCACGCTTGAACTGCAAGTCGCCAAATACGGTGTGGATATTGGTAACCTTCCAGCCAAGCTTGTTCGTCTGCACGCTAATCTGTACCTCGGGGTGCTTGGAGAAGTCGATGCACTGGATATTCTCCAAGAAGTTCTTACCGCAAAGGGCAAGACAGGTGTTTGGTACGTCCTCGCCAGTGAAGAACATCTTGGCTAAACCTACAAACTGCTCGTAAGTCCACTTGCCGGTATGCTGGAGCTCCTTCTTGAACTGCCAGCGGATACCCTCGGTGGTGTACACGTCCTGTGTGCCTACCTTCTCGGTGTCAACAACGAAGTGACCGCTGCGGCTCACCCATAGCGTGCGGTTGCCCTTGCGCTTGAAGTCGGTAATCATTGCCTCGGCAACTACGGCCTTGGTGAATGGGATGCGCTTCTTCTGTGCGTCGAAGTAATCGCTCACTACCTGTGTCATGCCGCGCTTCTGCAACTGAATGATGGTTGGCTTCGGCAAGACAAGACTTGGAGGTACAACCTTCTGAGTCTCGTACATGGCATTGCCCAAAAGGTCAATGACCGTTCCTGAGGGGATGGCAGGAACCTTGCTGTAAAGGTCTTCGGCACTGTCCTTGGTGCCGTTGACGGCTCTAACAACGGGGTTGCCGGTCGTGGTGTCCTTGCCAACAACCCAAAGCATGAGGTCTTTGCCCGGCTGCTCAATGCCTGCCTCTGAATAACCGTTCACGCCACGCACACGGAGGGTGTCATAGGCATGGACGATGGGCTGGTCCTCACTGCCAAGCGGAAGCACTACCTGCATGGTTGTCCCGGCTTCAACAGCCTTGACGGTGGTAACGCTGCTCTTAGCCTCGTCAATCATGTAGTGTTCTACTTTTGGCGAGGTGGCCTTGACTTTCTTCGCCCTCAGCATGAGTTGCATCAGGGGGGTATCGTCACTGTTAAACTTAAATAGTTCGTCGTCGATGTCTGTCTCAACGAAATTACCGGGGGCAATGCCTCCAGTTGCCTCTGCGGCTGCACTCACGGAGGTGGAGGCTCCACCTACCTGAGTCTTTAGTCCTGCGCTGCCGGAGGTGGCCTGTGCTCCACCGGTGGCTACTTGTACTGATTGTTCTGCCATTGTCGTTAATGTTTTAATGATGATTTTTCTAACCTATACTCGTTTCAACAAGTCTGCCATTGCCTATCCCTCCAGAGGCAACGGCAAGGGCGCTTACTGTCGCACACTGTCCACCAGCGTGACAGCGCATACCCGCCGTGCCTTTTAAAAGGAGGTTTTTCCTTGGCTCTATAACTTTCACTTCTATCATAACTCTTGCCGTTCTGTATGCCGGGGCTCTGCCACGGCTGCTGTTATGTCTGCGCCTCTTCCGCCAGTGTGAAGATTCTCGGCCGACGTGTCTGCTGCTTGGTGCCTGAGCCATTCTTGCCTGCAAGGTTCGCTGTACCGTCGCCTTTGCTGCGCTGCCTAAGCTTCTCCTGTATCTTGGTGTTGCGGCCGGCTACCTTGCCCTCTTCCTCGGCGGCGGCTACGTCTGCGTCGTGGTCTAAGGCGTTCAGTGCCATCAGCACGCTTTCCTTGCTGAACTTACCAAGAATGCCGTCCTTCATGATACCGACAAGGAACTCCATCGCACGGTCGATGTCGTCGTCAGATAGACCTTCCTCTTGCTGAAGCTGCTCTATCATCTGGCGGCTCGCATCGATATTCTTGGTGTATTCTTCGTCATACTCCTTCTCCTTTGCCACACGCTCGGCAAAGTCCTTGCTCGCCTGAGCAAGCTCCGCCTGCTTGTCGGGGTCTTTAAGCTCATCTACGAAGTCGTCACCGAACATCTCTACCAGTGCCACAACAGGGTTCTTACCGTTCTTCCAGTCAGTGAGGAACTTTGCGCTGCGTGGGTCGCTCGTGAAAAGGTCGGAGAAGGCTTCCTCTCGCTCCTTGTAGCCGTTAAGCTCCTGCTCGCCTGCGTCGTAGTCGTCAAGCATCTGACCGTACATCGACTCGTCATCGTCAAAGCTCTTGTCCGGATAGCGTGCCTTCAGACGTTCAAGGGCCGTGTCACGCCTGCTCTTTGTCGGAGGGGCTGATACGCCACCACCTTTGTTGTCGTTTGCCATATTTACAGTAGTTTTTATGGGTAAGCCGCAAATAATGCGGACAATGCCAATTTTATTTGCACAAAAATAACGCTTAAATTTCAGAGTGCAAGTTTATCTTTATACAAAAAGATTTATTACCTTTGTGCAAATAATCTACTTTCAGCAACATAAGGATAAAAATGAAGCATTTCGGCTCTATCATGGAATGCGCTGAGGAGAGAATTGCTGACCTCATGCAGGCATACGACGATTATATTTCATCGTGTGCATACATACGTATGCCTGAGTGTTACGAGTTCCTTGCATGTCAGCCTGCGCCTCGCTTCTATGTCTCTGACATCAGGGCGGCGATTGTCGTGTCGGCAATGATTGACAAACGGACAAAAAGCTATAGGAACATGAGGCCGCTAAAGCGGGAGATGTTTCAGGAGATTTACCGACGGGTTGTGAAGATGAGAAAGAATACGCCGGGGATGACTGTCCTTGAATGTTGCAAGGAGGTTGTGGTGCAGCCAGCACCGAAATTCTATATCAGTGCAAATACTGCAAAGTGTATAATCTGTAAGAACCGTGAAGAATGGAAAAGGAAAAAGTTGCGAAGACTGAGGCTCAGGCCATTCTAAAAGAGAATGAGCATAGGCAAGCGGTTATTCATGCCGTATTCAATCCTGTCACGGGGCAAGGAAGTGTGGGAAGACGCGTCAGGGCTGTTATCAGCGACTTCCCGATAAAGGAACAATGGCTCCCAAAGGATATGATGAGGGTGCCGCTCGTAAGGCAGATTGTCAAGTGCGGCTCTATCGGAACGTTCCTCGCGGAGGAAATGAACATTGACAACCCTACAGAGGAAGACGTGCACAAGGTCGTGGAGCAGTTCGTCAGAATAAGGTGCAAGCACGACTTCCCCTTCTGGGCGGCTATGTTCGTTTATATCAAAAACAAAGGTGGAGGTCCCGATGTGCTCTTCAGACTCACGCGTCCGCAGAGAAAGCTCGTGGAGGTACTGGAGGGTATGCGCACGCACAACATGCCGATACGACTTATACTGCTCAAAGCACGGCAATGGGGTGGATCAACGACAATACAGCTATACATGGCTTGGTTGCAGCTCGTTCTAAGGGTAGGTCTCAACTCGCTCATCATAGCGCATCAGGGAATGGGCTCGGATGAGATTATGGATATGTTCAACCGTATGATGGCTTCATATCCGGTCGAAATGCTGCACAAGCTCGGAGAGAAGTACAACGACAACGAAGAAACATTCGTTGGGGTCGGAAAATCGGGAGCTATAAAGCGTGTGCCGCAACGCAACTGCAAGATTAAGATTGGTACGGCGGAAAGACCTGACTCATGTCGTGGTGGCGATTACAACCTTGTACACCTCTCTGAGGTGGGACTATGGAAAACTACCGACGGAAAGAAGCCGGAGGATATTGTGCGCTCGGCATGCTCGGGTATGGTATATCGACCATACACAATGGTGGTATATGAGTCAACGGCTAACGGTACGGGGAACTTCTTTCAGCGTGAGTACGACGCGGCAAAGGCTGGACGTTCAATGTTCAAGGCGCTTTTCATCGCGTGGTATGACATCGACATCTACACGCTGCCATTCGCATCAGACGATGAGCGGGCTGACTTCGCCATAAGCCTGTGGGAAAATAGAAACAACCACAACGTAATGTCCGACCGGGAGGAATGTGGAGCGTACTTGTGGAAGTTGTGGACGTATGGGGCTACACTGGAGGCTATTCACTGGTATGTCGTCGAGAGGTCGGGAAAAAACTCGCACAGCGTCATGGCTTCGGAGTATCCGTCCGACGACATTGAGGCATTCGTCAACTCGGGCTCACACGTCTTTGATGAGGCTCTCGTCGATAAGCTCAAAGCAGGGTGCCGTCCGCCTAAGTTTATAGGAGATGTATATGGGGATAAAGATGAGGGACCGGAGGCACTCAGACATGTGCGCTTCTCTGAGGATAAGCAAGGGTTGTTCTGGATATGGGAGAAGCCGGACATTGACCCCGAAGAGGTTATAAGGCACCGTTATCTCGTTACGGTGGATATTGGAGGACGCTCTAACAAGGCCGACTGGTCTGTTATCGTGGTCTTCGACCGACTGTACATGATGGACGGAGACAAACCGGTCGTCGTGGCGCAGTGGTACGGGCATATCGACATCGACCTGCTCGCATGGAAGGCGGCACAGATTGCAGCGTATTATGATAACGCACTGCTTGTCATTGAGAGCAACACACTGGAGACACACGATAAGGAGCGCATTGTCGATGGAGACCAGTCGCAGTTTATACTCAACCAAATAAAGGACGTGTACGATAACCTATATGCTCGCAAACAGTCGGAAGAGGACATCAAGGAGGGCGCGCCTCGCAAGTATGGCTTCCACACCAACGTCTCGACAAAGCCGATGATTATATCTACTCTCGTGAAGGTTATTCGGGAAAGCCTGTACGTCGAGCGTGATGAACGGTGTCTTGATGAGTACAAGACGTATGAGCGCAAACAGAATGGTGCATTCGGGGCTATCGAGGGAAAGCACGACGACTTGCTAATGACACGGGCTATAGGCCTGCACATCTGTTTCTTCGAGATGGAAACGCCTAAGGCGGTGAAGCGGCATGCCTCCATTGTGGGCGTGCAGCGCACGGCGGTATCTGCCGCTACCATCTAACGGCATTTCTGTACAATGCTATCATCGCCATAACAGTATATTCAATAACAAAAAAATGCGAGAGGCTTCTCACAAGTCCCTCGCATTCCGTCTTTACTCCTAAAAACAACCTTTTACTAATAAAGAAACTAACCTAATTCAACCTTAATGACTAAACTTCCAACTAAAAACATTATTACTATTCATTACGCAATCCTATGGTAAAAACGCATTGTCTTCCTTGTTCTCCGGTCTGTTCACTACGCCACTGCCTGTAGCTCCGTTCCGTGCGCCGCCTTACAAGGCGGCGTGCTTGGTTCTGTTCGGTTCGCCGCTGCAAAGCAGCGGCTCCCTATCCCTCTTGCCTGCCGTTACCCATATACTGCCCAAGCATCTGCATCGCCTTCGGGTCGGCTTGTGCCTGTGCCTGCTGCATTATCTGAGGACTGACACCATCCGGAATGCCGCCTTGTTTGACCTGCTCCTTCTGGCTCTGTATGTTCTGTAGCAAATCGTCGGCAAACGGGAAGTCGCCATACTGCAACAGCTGCTCTACGCTGATGGCTTGACTCTGCCACAACTGCATCAGGAAGTCATTGGCTATCTGACGGTAGGCCGGGGTCGTAGTGCTCTCGCTGATATTCAGGTCGAAGTCAACATCACGTATCTTCTTCGGGTCATAGACAATCTGGGAACCTGCCTTACCGGCAATGTTGAACACGCGCTTGGTATCATAGAACTGCTGCATGTTCTTTACGTCCTTGTAGGCGCCGTCCCTGACAAAATAGCTGAACGCCTCTAACAAGTCCAAAAGGCTCGTCGTGGCATTCTGTGTCTGCTGGTTGTAGAGGGCTGCCGACGTGCCCGAATAGCCGGGCTTGCCTTGCAATGCGCCGTTAACGCCGCTGATATCCTCAAAGAACTTCAACTGCAAGTTCAGCAACTCACCAATGCCGATGTTCGTGGCGTTAGCGGCTATCTGAGTGGGCAACTGACCGCTCTTGCTCGGCTTGAAAACGATAACGCCGTTGACCTGTGTCCATGCGTCGGCAAACTCTTGTGGGTCGTGGTCGCCAAGACAGTCCTCAGGTATGAGCAGAACTCCCTTGGCGGTGGCTCTGATTACCCAGTCGTAAAGGGTGATGAGGCGGTTCGTGTAGCGTTGCTGGTCGATAACGTCGGCGACAAAAGAGTGAATTTCTCCGTCAATGAACGGATAAGCCTTGAAGACGTAGGGGTGGCTACCGTGCTCAAATGGGGTCTCGCCCTCTTTCAAGATGTCACCAAACGGACTGAGGTAGTAGAAGTACCAGTAGTCGTCCATGAACCACTCCGCTTCAACAAGCGGAATTTCATCATCCTCCATGCCGTTGGCTCTGCCAAGTTCCATGCGCTCCTTGTTCACCTGAGTAACATAGTAGTTGTAGTCCTCGACATTAATTTTGAAGATGTCACCGTTCTGATAGTCGTGGCAGCGGTATCTCGGCTTCTGCTCCTTCCGCCACACCTCGATAACCCTGCAACGACCGTAGTCCCTCGGAACAAGGAAGTCGGTATCGTTGTTGTTGCTGTAACCGAAGCTGGCCATGGTAGTGGAGATAACTTGCTTGTCCATGGCATAGGCGTAGATGTCTTTCAGCTTCTGATAGTCCTCAGGGCTCTGGGCAAACTGCTCGCACAGCTCCCCGAAGCTGATGTCATGCACCTCACCAAGACAGCTTACGTCCCAACCACGGAAGTCGCGCATGTTGTTGTCGATGAAGAAATTGTTTGGCTGCACATAGTCCGTCCAACAGTCTTCCTTGCCGTTACGCCAGCCGTAGCTCTTGCGATGAACAATGAAGCCGCTAATAAGAAACTCTTCCATCGTGCGTGCGTCAACCTCGCTCATGCGGTTCAGCTGGCGGTTGCATTGAAGGATAGTGCTCATCGTCTCGCCAAGCTTCTGCTCGTCTCTGTCTCGTGCCGTGCAGGTAGGCTCTTTCGACTGGCTGCGGAAAACGCCGACAACATTCCTCACAAGCCTGCGTATCATATTGTTCTTAAGCGGTACGTTGCCCTGCTTCTTGATGTACTCGCCCTCGGTCATTTTCTTGATGCAGCCATCTTCATTCACCGTAACGATGTCGTCCCACTGGTAACCGTAGGTATAGCGTTTGTTGCGCTCTCGTTCGCGGCGGAAGTCGCTCATCTGGTTCCAATAGTAGTTGGCTTCCATGAGCACGTCGTAGGCACGACGGTTAGTGCGGTTGTGCACCTCGCGCTTGATGCTGTCCAAGTCGGGGGCATCATCACCACGCACACGGCTCATCGGGTGCAGGCTGGTACGCTTGCGCCGTCCTAACTTAACGTGCGGTATGCCGTCCTCGACGTTCGACTTGGCTTTCTTTATTCCTATTGTCAGCATATCATTTCTATATATAAAGGCAAAGATAGGCTTTTGCGACTATCCCTGCCGTTTAAGTTTATACGTCCGTACGGGCTTGCCCATGCGGCGCAATTTGTGAAGATGGTATAAAGTAAAAGGCAGCACTACATTTGCTTGCAGGACTGCCATAAAAATGTGAAAGGTAAGGTTCTTTTATTTATTTGTGTTCCTTGAAGCCGAAAGGAGAACAACTCTTCATACCGTCGATATGCTCGAAAAGCTGAGGCTCAACATTGCCACGCATCGGGTCTAGTATAAAATCCATGCCTTCGCGCCTTGCCAGCTTTGAGGCAGGCACAAAGTCTGAGTCACCGGAAAAGAGGACTATGGTGTCGACGAAGCCTTTCAAGGCAAGCGACGCAATGTCAACTCCTATCTTCATGTCAATGGCTTTCTGCTTGATGTCAAGGTAAACGTCGCCCTCAGACAAGTCACTTAATTTCATCTTGCCTGACAATAGTTCCTTTACTGCACGTGGTCTGATAAGCCAGTTGTGATTGTCCTTTAATGTTCCCATACGGAGAGCAACTTTTCGCTTACGTTTCAAGGCATCTATCAGCTCCGTTTTGAATCGATACTCTGGAGTTTTACTGAAGTCAATTGCACGATGCGTAAGTGGATGGTTGTACTTCTTGTCTAACGGGTAGCAGTCATAGTAGAAAATGCGATAAAGCGTATTTCGTTCACCAACGTGACGCATCGCCATTGTGTATAATAAATCGGCTACTTTAGCTCCGTCATATTTCTTGTCTTTGTTGTACAATGCGTTGAAACGCTTCACGAAAAATCCGCCGTCTATCATCACGGCAACCTTCACGGGAGGATAGTCTTTATTTCTCATACGGGTATTTGTAAAAAACAACGCTCATGGGTAGGCTCACCCATTATCAAGACAAGCGGCTTGGAGGCGGCTTTCGGGTGAACGTTGCCATGAGCATAATCTTGTAGTGCAAAATTAGGTAAAATTTCTATTTCCAACAAATGTTATTCACACTAATTCACAATTTTAACAACAATCCAAACCATAATCAAACCTTAACAAACCATAAATTTTCATCCCTTTCCTTGTCCGTGTCGCCAAAAAAGACTATCTTTGCCAATGTTCAAAATAATCTGTGGCGGATGTTTAGGAAGCTCTGCCATATCTTCATGGTAGGGCGTTTTTATGTCCGTAAATCATGAGTATCAACACGCATTATAGCGCGTGCCGCCCCTTGACATTGTCGTAATGGCATTGCCGCGCCCTCACAGATGGCGTTGAACAAAGGGTAGCGGTGCGCGTTTTTAAGTTCAAAATTATCTGTATTATGATGACGAAAATCAAGGTAGACGGAAAGGAACACGTCGCAATCGTGTTCGAAAGCAACATGCCTGACATGGAAGAAGTGCAGCGTATCAAGCTCGCCCTATGCGACTGCTTGGGTTATCTGCTCGACGGCGACCAGATTACAGCCGACTCCGACAGCCTCTTCTATTGCAACCTCCTTCTCCAGCAGATGGAGATTTCGCCTGAGCGCATGAACGACTTCTTCAATTCCTATTGGGGAAAAGACCACGGCACGCCTAAGACCGCACGGGTGAAGCAGTGCGAGATGTACGTTTAATGGAATAGTTCTAACGAAGGGGCGCACCGGCAATTCGGTACGTCCCCTTTTCTCATTACTCCAACGGCTTACCCGTTTTCCTTATCTTTTCAAGTTCTGAGAGTATCTCCTTTATACCGCCCTCAAGCTCTTGCTTGGTCTTGGCGTCCTCGTCATTTTGAGAATTTTCCACGGTAGGCATTGCCGCTCGTATCTGGTTGATACCGTTCATCAGCGCATTGACCTGTTGCTGCTTCATGAACTCGTCCGTCTTGGTCATTTCCATGAAGTGCTTCTCGGCTCCCGGCTTATTGGCAAGCATGTCCTTGCGGTAGCCGTTCACCTCGTCCATGTAGCGCTTGTTGTCGTCCAGCATATCATAATACCAGACAGGCATCTTCATCTTGCCGTTCTGCAACTTTTCCCTAGGCGCAGTGACTAGGCGGTTTGCCATTGGTATTTCCTGCACGTCCGGAGACTCACCGTTGTAAGCATGGAAGGCGAGACCTCCGAGCTGCGCAATGAACGAGTATAATCCTCCGTAATAGCCCTTCAGAAAATGGTCAACAATGGCAGGGTTGTTGGCATACTTGCCAGCAAGCGTCCGCTCCCACCAGCCTTGCTTGTGCTCGTTACCGCCCGTATGATTGTTTATCTTAGCCGACCAGTCTACAAGCTCGCCCGGAGTGCCGATATATGCCTTCTGCGATGCCGGCTCGTATTTGTTCCACTCGCTGTCCTTGTATATTGGTCTGCCAGTGAAATCTGTATTGAAGCGAATCTGCATCAGCGGTTGTATGATGGTCGGCGAAAGGGTGATAAACGGATTGTTGCCGTTACCTGTGAAGTCTATAGGAAGCAGACCTGATGTCTGACTTAACATCTCCAATGCAGGGTTCTCGTCGCTGTTACCTGTCATAGCACTTGCAATTGTCTCGCCAAAGCCGTTCATGACACGGAACTCCTGAGCCAGTGGTATCATCAGAAATTTGTGAGTCCCCGGTATCCAGCACACGAAGTTAGAACGGCGTGTCCATGTAGGCAGCTTCCAGTATTCATCCTCTGCGTTCCAGTCGTCATCATCACCGTTACCACCACCGAAGATGCTCCAAAGGAGTGACGTAGCGAAAGGCGTACCGATACCTATCAAGACTCTCAATGCTGTGTAAGCAGAGAATTTGACAGGGTGGTGCGTAGCCAGACTGGCTATCGTTTGCAATGATTGAATGGCAGGGTTGACGAATATCTGCATCTCCCTGATTGTGGCGTTGCCCATTTCTCCGCTGCCCTTTCGGTTGAAGTTCAGCGTGATGTTCTTTGCGTCTGTTACGCTTTCCCTCACTGTGCGTCCGCTTTGCCTTGAAGCCATGAACGTAGCGAAACGTGTCATGTCTTCAACAGCGCTGTTGGCAAACTCGAAACCATCGCCAAGTACACGAAGCCATCGTCTTGGATTGACAACCGACTGTTGCGACTGCTTGACCATCTTCTCAATTTCTTTCTTGTAATCTTTGATATCCTTTAGCGACGTGAAGCCTGTACGTGCGCCACCAGCATTGAACTCATAGAAGTATTTCTTCAAGCCTGTCAGTCCTGCACTATTGCCGCCTGCTGCACGGTAGTTCTCATACCAGTGCTTCAATCCAAGCATGCGCACCGGTCCCACAAGTCTTGCTAAGTTCAGGCGGAAACGCAAGGCGTACATCGGGCTTTCCTTTATGGCGGTAGAGGCAAGTGCCATATCCACGTCTCGCATAGCATTACTGAGAATGAACGCCGGGTTCTTGCTGGTGAAGCGTGCGCCCATCCATCTTTGGCCATGGGCAAGCATTCGTGTAAGGGATGCAAGCCTTCTTCCAATCCAGTTGTGCATATCCTCAAAGTTCTTGGCTATATCATCAAGCTTTGCAGTGGTGCTGTGTTCTTGTGCCCTCTTTGCCCTCGTGCCGTTAAGTGCCTGTGCTGTACGGGGGTTGCCGTTGATATAGAGTACATATTTCTTTCCGTTGAGCATCACCTCTACGTGGTGCTCTGTAGCCTCTTTCGGCTTTATTGGCACGCCAAGGTGAAGCCTGCCACGTCTCTTGGTGGCAAGCCCTTGTGCCTCCAAAGCCTTCATGTCCTTTTCGTGCTGCTCCACAATGGCTGCCACTTGGTCGGCTGATGTGTTCTCGGGAATGTTCGGCACGTCCTCACGCCAATCGGGGGCGGTGTCTGTGCCGAAGTTCCTGTACCACATCTCACTCACCATTACAAGGTTTGTCGGGTGGTTCTCTGCAAACCGCATGAAGGCTTGCTTCACCCTGTTTCTCTCACCCTGTATGATTGCGCTTATTCCCATGCTGCCTATATAGGCAATAGGATTGTCAGCCTGGCTTTTTCGCCCTTTTGCTTTGGCGAGTGTCGGTGAGAACGCCGTTCCCTTGGCACTGCCAACATAGTCATAGATGTCCCCAGCCGTGTCCTCGTTCCAACCACGCAGAGGAATGTAGTATTTGAACATATCTTTCACGCTCTGGTAGTTGTCCTTGCTGATGATACCGCTCTCGTGAGCCTGATGCAGCGTCCACTTTGTTGCAGCGTTCACTTTATCCCATATGTCTTTGGTGTCGGTTTTCCTCTCCATATCGGCTATGATGCGCTGTGCTTCTGCCTCAGCGTCCTGCACATTGTCGGTATCGGTGAGTGAGGTCAGTCCGCTATAGTCCTTCTCACGATAATCATTGTAGAAGTCGTCATAGCTCTTCTTTATGAAATCAGCTAGAGTCTGCTTGCCGTTGGGGTGCGCCTTCTGGTATTCGTCGAACTTCGCTTTCTGCTTCTCTTGGTACTTGGTCCATGCTGCGTCAGCGTCTCTCTTTGCGAATGCTTCGTTTCGCTCCAGTCCGTGCTTAGCCATCATATACGTTGTAACATCGCCAATGCTTACCTTCGCCTTTTTGGCTGCTTCGTTCACAGATGCAATCAACGGCTTATAGAGGTTGTCAGTGAAATACTCACTCTTATCCTGTCCTATGCCATGGCTGCGGTTTTCCTCGTTGTATGCATCCTCGTATGGCTCTAACTTCTCGCCACGCTGTTTCAATACTGCCTCCTGCAGGTTCCTGACGTTAATCATGGAGTCTTGCCAAGCCTCACGAAACTGCTCCTTTGCTTGGTCTGCCCATCGGTCGTAAGTCTCCCTTGCCGTGTTATCATCATCTTCTATAGTGTCTCTGAACAGTAAATCCGGCTCAATGCCATTACTTATCTGCTCTGCCTTGCTCATAAGGTCTTGCTTGCCCCATGACTTCGGTTCCGAAACATTTTCGGAATTATTGACACCTCTTTCGGAATTATTCCCTATCTTTGCATTGGAAGTCAAAGGAGAGTTCCCGCTGGTGACGGTGGCACTATTATTAACGCCGTGATTAACTCCAGCAGTTCGAGTGCCGGAACTGCTACCGATTGCGGGTCGGGAGTAGACTTCCTTTTTATTCTTTGAATAGCCTTTACGGAATACTCCTGCGCTATTTATATTCCAGTACTTCCCGTCTCTTGAAAGTTCGACATACAATGTATTGTTGTGCTTGTCTGTCAATTCAACAAGGTAG